ATTTCTCATAACGGATTTTACATTCAAACCATGTGTGCATCATTTTGTCTATTTTTATAAGTGAATATTATGTTAGTGTTGTGACGGTCTATTTGGCTTTTTAGTAAGCTTTCTTAGGCTCTTTTTGAGCTTGTGTATTTCATTTTGTACAGGAACATTGCCTTTCGATTCAGGTTGTAATGCTTCGATCTCTAACTTTATCTTTAGCACTTCTTTGGCTGAGTCTATACAGTCCGGGAAGTCGCGCCCGCTTCTAAGTGATTCGTCAATTATTTCATTGGATAGCCTAATACGGTCGTATAACTTCTGTATGTTTTCCACATGATCAGCCCGGTGTAGTTCTATTATTCTACCGTCATTTATATACCCGTCGTAAATCACATAATAAAGAGTGTCTACGTCCGGGCGACCGATGAAGTGCCCAAGAAACTGCCAATAGTATTCGTTTTTGTCGTCTATCCCGTTAAGGAATTGAAGCGATTCAATTTTGCCCTGAGACATTGGGCATTTGATTTCTCCCAATGCTATTATTTTGCCATCGAAGCCGTAAACATAGAAGTCTGGGCTGTCTCCAAAACCTTTAAACGGTTCATTGAATACAATATCTTTGAAGTCCGTTGTGCATGATTTGATTTCACTGATCAATTGACTACGTAGCCATTCAATTGCAAGCGATTCGTTTGCATGTCCCCAGTCAAGGGCTTTGCCCGTTGGACTTTCTCGCATAATTCCGGTTCTTCGTTCATAGCGAACTAAGTACATTTCATCAAATGCGGCTTTGCCAAACGGTGTGCCTTTTCCGGCTTTCATTAAGTCGGGAAGGGTAGAAGCGGTTATTTTGCCACGACGCTCCTCTTTCCATTCCATTTCTTTTTGCTCAGGCGATTTCATAATTTATAAGCTCTTTTATTTGGTCTTTGGTGAATCTATATTTGCCTTGTACAGTAGAAAGTTTATACCCGCTTTTCAGAGCGTCAATAATATCTTTCCATACAGTTGAGTTCGTTTCTACAGGAATGAGCTCTTTCTCTTTTGGAATGAATGGCCTGATTCTAAGAGCATCAACCATTTCACCAAATGCGTTTACTCTCGCTGAACCGATTTGTATTCGCCCGCCGTACCATTGTTCAATAAGTGGCGTTTTAAAAAGCTTCTCCATCGTTTTACAGTTGGTTTTGTTTAGTACCAACGGTTTTACGTTCTCTTCGAAATACAAAATCGTGCATTCCTCTTTTTTGCCCGATGAGTTTGGGACTTCTTTTCTATCTGTCTTTTTGATAGTTAAAACAATGTCTTTGCCTTCGGGCAAACATTGAACTCCCAGATAGTCATAATTGAATAAACTTTTCCAATGTGTCATAATCCTTTTAATTAAAAATTATCATTGTCTTCTGATTGATATAGCGTAGAATGGCATGATTCGCAAACGGTGATCATTTTTGGAACTGTGTTTCTTTAAATGCACCACTTCGACTTCAATCTCTATTCCTTCGCCGTCTTCTAGTACCTTGCCGCAATCCTCACATCGCACAATATCGGAAGGACATACGCCAAGGAAAGAGCAACGTCTACAGTTGCCAATGCATTCAATTTCCTTGTCTTTCATTTCTTCGATGGTTTAATTCGTTACACACTAGTACATAGAGAATCGTTAAAGCAACGAAACATAATGCAACTATTAATTTACCTCGTTCTGGTTCGCCCTCGGCCAATACGCACGCTATGAACATGGCTATTACGGCAACGGGGCTTTGTTTTAGAGTTAGCATAATGATTTATTTTAAAGTATTCGGTTATCTTATTTGCCTAGAAAGCATTTGAGGATTTCGTTTTTTGAAAAGAACTTTCTTCCGCCTTTCTTCTTATATGGGATTTCCCCCTTTGAACATCTGTTATAGATTGCGTTCACTTTGACACCAAGCATATCAGCGACCTGTTTAGTTATGAGTATTTCATCAGAACATTTGTTTAAAGCTGCCTCAATAGTGGGAGAGATAGCTTTCGCCAATTGGTTTATTTCCGCTAATGTTTTCATAGATTAAAGCCTTTTCTAGTTTTTACTCCGCCGCTTGATAGAGCCTTTTCTCTAATTCTTTCGGGCATTTCCCCTTCTGTGATGTATCTCAGCGCGTTTCTTACGGTCTGTTCGGACACTTCAAAAAACCTTGCTAACTTTTTTACTGAACCTCTTTCTACTAAAATTCTTGCCATATTATTAACTTTTAAAATATAATTCCTAACTTTGTGGAATGTGCTTTGCGTTTTGTTTCGCACAATGTTTTCGTTTTGGTTCTGCAAATATATCGCCAAATGACGATATATTAAAATAAACCTGTGGATAAAATCGCCAAATGGCATTATTTAGAATTGATATAAATAATAAAAACAATGGAAAACGTAGTTATACAAAGGGTTGTTGAAGTAATTAAAGATAAGAATGTGAGTCCTAAAAAGTTTGCTGAAATAATCGGATTCAATTATTCAACTCTAAATAATTATATATCAGGTAGAAGAACATCTATAGAAGTTTCTCTATTATATAAGATTTCATTGTCGTTTGACGATATATCATTGGATTGGATTATTACCGGAAAAGGGAGTATGTATAAGAATACTTTAAAAGACGCTAATACAGATATTGAAAATCTGAAAGAAGAATTAGCCATGCTAAAGGGTGAGAATAGAGTGCTTCGGGAACAAATTGGTCTCGGAGAAAAAAAAGAATCAAAGCATAGGAGTGCGTAATTATAGATTTGTTTACTAAGAAAGTGACACGATGAAAAAAATATTATATGTAGCTGTTATAACTCTGCTTATGTCATCATGTACTCTGTTAAGTAAGGATGATATAAAAGAGATGAATTCTGGAAACACAGAAATTGAAATGAGTGTAAAAAAGAAAAGTATATTTAGCTCATCAATAGTCATAGATGTGAATAAAATGGATGGAAGTGCATTGGATTTTCTAGCGTGCGTATTGCAAACAGCAAGCAGGTTAAAAAATAAGGAGTTTGAAAAAGTAGAATTTGCTAAGAATGGGGATAGTCGATTTTACATAAGCGGTGATTACTTCAAAGAAATAGGGAATGAATACGGAAATCAGAATTATTTATATACATTAAGCACTTTTACAGAACATGTATATAATATGGATGATTCTAGAGCTTTTTTAACATGGAAAGGTGGGATTCTAGATGTGATGGGACAACAATTGAATGACTTTAAAACTTTTGTAACTCGACTTTTAAAGTAAGTATTGATGTAATCAGAAAAATAAAACTATGGGAGCACTAAGCGCAAACACGCTATTTCATTTTACGAGAACAAAGGAAAATCTCATTAATATTTTACGGAATGATTTCCACGTAAGATATAGTCCGGAAAATTTTCATTATTATGAGAATAACAAAGCAGCAATTCCAATGGTTTGCTTTTGCGATATTCCTCTTGCACAGATAAAAGATCATGTTGATGAGTTTGGCTCTTATGCATTGGGATTAAAAAAAGAGTGGGGCATTGATAAGGGCATATCTCCCGTAATATACACTTTGAAAAACACATTCCTTGATTCATGTTTAAGGGATATGTATGTAAAATGTCATATTGATAAGGATGATCCTTCATTGACAGTCGAAGAAAGGGATCAATTGTTGGAAGATAGCTTTAAATTCTTTCGTTTATCTTCGTTTATAAAAGAATATGAAGGCGTTAGTCGCAAAACTGAGAAACCAAAAAGATTCTATGACGAAAGAGAGTGGAGGTATATATTGCCGACAGGATTAATGAAAGATTATTCACGTTTACTTGACTATGAATTTGAAAATGCAGAGTTTTTAAAAGCCTATAATGATGATATAGCAAAATGCCATAGATTGGAATTTGTTCCTAACGACATAAGCTATATAATTGTTGAGAAAGAATCTGAAATTTTAGAAACTATAGATTTAGTACAAACCATAAAAGAACGTTTCACAGAGAATGAAAAAAAGCTGCTCACAACACGCATCATTTCAATGGAACGAATTAAAGAAGATTTTTAGTATGAAAAAATATTCATGGGCGTTAGCCATAATTTCACTTATCATTTCAATTTGTGCGCTTATTGCTAGTTTCAGAGTTGAAACCTTTCATGTTGGAATTGAAAGTGTAATGGGATTAGTTACAGCATTAATGGGGATTTGTGCCACCTTCATGGTTGGATGGCAGA